ACCGACTGCTGGTAGCATTAATCAAGCATTTACTAACTACGCTACAGCTACAAGAAATCCTAAGTTAGCTGAACAGTTAATGATGAACAGGTTTGAGGCTTATCAAAAACGTAATGAACCATTCAAATTGGCCGGTGATGAAACAATGTATGGCTATGATGCTAATGGCAACCAAATTGTATTGGCTACTAATCCTAAAGAAAGAAAAGCACCAGAACGCTGGTCAGAGCCATATATGCTTGGTGGCCAAGTTGTAGTTAAAAATCTTGATACAGGTAAAATTGACCAAGCTGTACATCAACCAGCGCAGACTAATAGTGTTGTAAATATGCCTAGAGTTGAAACTAGCGCACGAATTAACGCTAATGAAGATTTCACTAAGAATGTGTATAGGCCATCTCAAGATTCAGCAAAATCCAATGCTGTTGTAGCATCACGCTTAGATGCTTTAGAGAGTCTGCCAATTAATGAACAAACAGGTTGGGGAACAGAAGCTAAAGCCAAGGCAGCAGAAGTATTGGTTGGGCTTGGTTATAACAATGAAGAAGCTAAACAATTAGCATCTAACTCTCAAACATTTAGAGGTATTCAAGCTCGCCAAGTTAATGATGAGCTTAATGCTGCTAAAGGCCCACAAACTGAAGGCGATGCACAACGAGCTAAGACAACTTATGCTAGTCTAGGTAATACTCCACAAGCTAATAAGTTTATTAATGACTTGCAACGGTCTATCATTAAACGTAAAAATTCTGAAGCTAAATACTACCGTGACAATTATGATAAAGCTCTCGGTGAAGGTGATTTATCAAAACTTGAACGTGATTGGATGTCTAGTCCACAAGCGGCAATGTCAATCTTTGATTACCCAGAAATGAAAAAATGGCAATCTAACGCATCGCAAGGCGCACCAGTAGGAGCAAAGGATTACCAGAATGCGTACGGATTAACACCTAAACCTAAAGGTACAGCAAAATGACAGATGCTAGAATTGTACAAAATGTACAAAAGATGGTTGACCAAAATGCGCCACCAGAGCATATCAATGGCTATTTAGCGAGTGAAGGATTAACTCCAGAGAAATTTAAACAGTCTGTAACCATTCCTGACCGTTCGTTATTTAAATCAGGTGGAATGGCCGTGAGGTCTGCATTGCCTAGTGCTGTAAAAGGCATTGGTGCAATGTATGAGGCAGCACTTAATCCTATAGATACTGTTCAAGGCGCATTAGATTTAGGTGCTGGTGAATTACAAAAGATTTTACCTAATGAGGTAGTTAATTATATTAATGAGCGTGATCCAGAAGGAGGCCAAAGAGCTACTGAATCTGCCAATGCTTTTAATAAAAATTTAGGTGAAGCATATGGCTCATGGAAAAATGTCAAAAACACATTGGCTACCGATCCATTTAGGTTGGCTGCTGACTTATCTGTAGCAACTGGCGGTGCTAGTTCGTTAGCCAAAACAGCTAGAGCGACTAAACTTGGCGAAACATTATCTAAGGCAAGTGGAATAGTTAACCCAGTCGCAGCCATTACTAAACCTATTGCTGTGGCGGATACATTATTATTAGGTAAAACTGCTAAAGAATTGAATGATTTAAAAACAGCAAATGCAACAATGGATGCAACTATTAAACAATCTTTAGATGCTGGGTATGTTATTCCTCGTTCTTTATATAATCCATCTGCTGTAAGCAACACATTAGAGAGTGTTGGTGGTAAAGCTGCGACTATGCAAGATGCTGCAAAACAAAACCAAGTAATTACTAATAATCTTGCTAAAAAATATTTAGGCTTACCAGAGAATATTGCTTTTAATAAGCAAGTAATAAAAGATTTAAAAATATCTAAATCTGGCCCATATAAACAAGCAGAACAGTTACCAAGTGGTGTAGTTGGACAGTCATCTGCCAAATCATTGGGAACAGGCCAAACTGTAACTAAAGATATTGTTAAAGATGGAAAAGCATTAGTTACTGAAATTAATGAAGCTAGAGAGGCTGCACAAGGTTATTGGGCTGATGCAAAAACAGGATCAAATCGTAACGAAAGTAAACGATTAGCCAAAGCTAAAGATTCAGAAGTAGCAAATCTTGAAAGCCAATTAGAAACTTTAGCTCAAATACATAATTTGCCAGATTTAGTACAAAATTTAAGACAATCAAGAGTTGATTTAGCTAAAATACATTCTATTGATAGGGCATTAAACACATCAACTGGAGATGTTGTTGCCGCTGATTTAAAAAGTCAATGGATTAAAGATGCACCATTAACAGGTGAAGCTAAAATAATAGCGGAGTTTGGTGATGGTTTTAATACATCTATATCTAGGGAAGGCTCTAAAGTGCCAAATCCAGATGTAAGCCAAGCTAAAGCTATAACATCTTTATTAGGTACTAGTAGCGGTGGTGGACTTGGTACTCTATTAGGTGGTGCGCCTGGTGCAATAATTGGTGGGTTAGCTGGAATGCTTGCTCCATTTACTATTCCACCACTTGCCAAATCATTAGCATTATCTAAATTATTACAGAAACCTAGAACATACCAACCAGGTGTCTTACAATCTTTACCTAAAGCTAATAAACTAGGTTTAAGCCTGTATCAAATGCAGAACGCACAACAAGGAGAGCAACAATGAGTAGAAACGGTAGCGGTGTATATTCACTAGCGGCAGGTAATCCTGTCACGACAGGCACGACAATCTCGTCATCATGGGCTAATAACACGCTTACAGACATTGCATCTGCACTCACAGCATCTATTGCCTCTGACGGTCAAACAGTTATTACTGCTAATCTTCCGATGTCTACCTATGCTCATACAGGAGTCGGTGTAGCAACAGCACGAACGATGTACGGCACGGCAGGTCAGATCCAAGATAATACTTTAACTTACCTAACGACTATTGCAGGAACTAATGTAATAACTGCTGTAGCACCTGTTTTAATGTCAGCCTATGCAACTGGTCAGACATTTTATTTTATTGCAGCAGGAGGCAATACAGGTGCTGTCACGGTCAATATTAATGCTATCGGTGCTAAGTCTGTTAAGAAAACAGATGGCTCTGCATTAGTATCGGGAGATATTTTAACTGGTGCTGCCGTTCAGATTATGTATGACGGTACTAACTTTCAATTACTTTCTGACCGCAATGGTACAAATGAAACTGTAGGCAATCTAACTGTTACTGGCACGACTACCGCTACTGGACTAATTACTGCTAACGGTGGGGTGTCAGGCGCACTCAACGGCTCATTAGGTGCTACTACACCATCAACGGTGGTGGCTACTACGATTACTGCTAAAGGTGCAACGAGCGGGTCAACAACAATCCAAGCCACAGACGCAGTTACGGCAACCATCACGCTACCTAGCACTACAAGTACACTAGCTGATATATACTCTGCTTCTATCTTTTACAAGTCAGATATTCAATCTGTTGCCTTTACTAAAACTGGAGCAGGCACTGTTTCAATTAAAGCAGGCACTAAGGTTGCGGCATTTACTACACTATTAAGTTTTACGACAGATACTGCAATTACTATGCCAACGCTTACCGCTGGTACTGACTATGCAATCTATGTATGTACTGACGGCACTGTTCGCGCAGATGCAAACTTCACAGCACCAAGTGGCTACACCGTAGGCAATAGTCGTCAGATAGGTGGATTCCATTACGCACCTGGAGGGGTAGCCGCAGCGCAAGCTGGCGGTAACACTACGCCTGCAATCAATGAGTATTCATTATGGGATATTAAATTCAGACCTTCTTGCACTGACCCTCGCGGTATGGCGTTAATCGCGGGTAACTTCTGGGCAGACATTTACTTGCTGGGCGTAGATTACTTAACTAACGGTTCAAGTAAATATAACGTCACCATTGCCGATGGTTCATCCCCACCTAAACGCTCAACCCTATTCGGTGGCAACGGCACAACGACTTACGCTGATGGTAACTGGTGGAATCTTAACGAAGCACTAAAACAAGTAGGTAAACGTAGCCCGACTTATTCAGAGTTTGCAGCGCTTGCTTATGGCACGACTGAAGCAACATCAAGCGGTGGTACTGACGTGCCGACTACTGGCGTATCAGGTACAGGTGCAACCAGTGCATGGAATCTGTTCACTTCTAAATTCGGCATTATTCAAGCCTCAGGTTGTCTGTGGATTTGGGGTGACGAGTTTGGAGGCCCATACGGTACGGCTGCATATACAGCCAATACACAAAGTCGTGGTTCAACTTACAACCTGTCTAACGCCGTGCTTCTCGGGGGCTACTGGGTTGTGGCGGCGGCCTCGGGTTCTCGGGCTTCGTTCTGGAACTTCTCGCCCACGGTCTCGAGCTCGAGCTTCGGTGCGCGCGGCGTCTGTGACCACCTGACCCTTGTATAGGAGGGGCGAAAGCCCCGACATTAATCTAATTGAAAGAGCGCTATGGACTTAGTTGTTGAACAAGAAGTGTGCTACGAGCAAATGGCTATCGTGCAAAAGTACGAGACTGTCATTAACTATTGCTACCCTATCGCGCAGAACATGGCGCGTAAACACGGCGTAGTACGCGATATGTTTACCCGCGCATTGCTCGGGCAAGTAGAGCTTTTTGACCAAGCAGGCAAGTCTAATCAAATCTCAAAAGTTTATGCCGCAGATGCAGGGCTTGCAAATCTGCGGTTTTGGTTTCGCTTTATCTCAGGAAACAAACTCCGGGGCATGACCATTCACCAGTACCAAGTAGCTTTAACTTTGCTTGCGGAGGTGGGTGCCATGTTAGGTGGTTGGATTAAACGAGTGAAGCGGAAAGGGCAACATGGGTAATAACGCCGTGCTTCTCGGGGGCAACTGGAATGAGGCTGCGAACTCAGGTTCTCGGGCTTCGAACTGGAACAACTCGCCCACGAACTCGAACACGAACATCGGTGCGCGCGGCGTCTGTGACGATGTAATCAATAAGGTTAGTACCGCACTTTGCCACATCTACGGGGCGGCAAGCAGACCTGTAAAAACAATGTGGTCAGCCATATTGTCCTGCTACGGCGAATACACTAAGAGGTTCAGCATAGCGCCGAGTATCCCAGTTATTGGGAAAAAGGCGAGGCTGGCTTATTATGGGTAAACGCTTCAATCATTTAATCGAAGGTATCGCAAGTATGGATAACTTGCGTGAGGCTTATCGAAAAACCGCATTAAATAAAACGCAGTCATTTGGCTATCTTGAATTTAGAGAATATGACGAAGTGAACTTGCTACGCATTCGTGAGGCTATTCTTGCCGGCGCATGGGAACAAGGCAAGTATCGACAATTTATCGTATATGAGCCTAAAGCTAGACTTATTTCAGCCTTAGATTTTAAAGACCGCTTAGTGCAGCATGCCTTATGTAATTTTATCGGCCCTATTTTTGAGGCAGTGCTTATGCCTAATACTTTTGCCTGTAGAAAAGGGTTAGGCACTCATGCGGGTGTACGCTATGTGCAAAGCCATTTACGCAAGCCTTGCATCACTCATTTTTTAAAAACTGATTATTCTAAGTTCTTTCCATCCATTGATCTTAGCGTACTACATAGTATGATTGAAAATAAAATCGTATGTACTCGCACGATGGATTTAATCCGTTCTATGGTGCCAGTCACCGGATTGGGCTTACCTATCGGCAGTTTAACCAGTCAGATATTTGCAAACCTATACGGCAATGCTGCAGATAGGTTTTTACACTTCAACTTAGGCCACCGCGCCTGGGCTAGATATATGGATGACATTATTGTGGTATCTAAAGATGCCGGTCTACTTAAAGAAACTAAAACTGCACTTGCTGAGTTTTCACAGAGCAAGTTAAAGCTAGGGATCAGCAAGTGGCAAGTTTCACCGGTAAACCATGGCATTAACTTTTTAGGCTATCGGATATGGCCTAATCATAAACTACTTAGAAAATCCTCAGTCACTCGCGCTAAACGCAAGATTGAAAATTACTCAGCACACGGCGAGAAAGATAGATTAACTCGCTTTGTCGCTTCATGGAAAGGCCATGCAAGCTGGGCAGATTCACACAACTTACTTAATTATATGGAGAGCCGCTATGCGCTTAATTAATACACGATCAGACTTAGATGCTATTGCAGGAACGGCAGAATACGATGCTTTTATCAATATATTAAAAGGATCTATTTACCGTCTTGAAAGAGATGAAATTGCCAAAAAATGGCAGATCATTACTGACGTAGCAACCTTGGAAAAATTCGGCTTCACACTTGCTGATTTTAATGATGTTGCCTTGCCAGAAGTACCTGAATTTATAGCAAGCGCTGCAAATGAACAAAGCATCATTAATGCTAAGTCGCTCGCTTATCTTATCAGCACTGATTGGTATGTAATCCGCATGGCAGAAAACGGCACGCCTATTCCTATTGATGTGCTTACTAAACGCGAAGAGGCGAGGTTAGCAATCCTATGATACGCTGGATAATCTACCTGCCATTCGCACTTTTAGTCCAGTGGCTATGCTGGCTGACCAATCCTATTGCTTGTCTATTCACAGTTAAGACTATTAAGACAGAGTATTTAAAAAGATTAGGTGGCGTTGTAACTTTAGAGCGAGATAATCTAATCCCATTCTTTTACTTATGGCAAACACACGACCATCCAGTAGACCATGCTTGGTATGGGATGTATGACATCTTACAAGGTAAAACTCAAGAGGATTATGACGCTTCATGGTTACTTAGATATTGGGCTAGGGTATGGTGGCTATCACGCAATACCGCTTATGGCTGGCACTTAAAACTGTTTGGTGTAGCACGGAATGAGGGCTTTCAGTGTAAGGGTAAGACTAGAGTTTTATTCGGTTATTACAACGATTATAACTTCGGCTGGAAATCCCATGATGGTGAAGAACGTAAGATGTACTGCAATAGAATTATTGGACTCAGAAGGGTAAAGTAATGGTTGAATATAACAGACGACACGATGACGGTGGTAAGACTGAGATTGATGAACTAATCAAGGCAGAGAATGACCCAAAGACACGGGCGATACTTCTAGTCTTACAGAACATCAACGTCAGCCTAATGGCGAACACCGAAGCTGTCAACGATACAGACAGGCAACTTAAACAGCACATGACTGCCGTAGCCAAGAACGCAGAAGAAAACAATGCCCTGTTGAACAAAGGGCGTGGTATGTGGAACGTCATCTCAATCTGCCTAGCCGTGGTGCAAGCAGGATTAGTTTACTTTATGTCTATGTACTTGGCTGATATAAAATCATTACACGCTGAAGATGCAGGGCTAGAGAAACGTATCATTGTGCTAGAGCAACGTAAATGAAGCTGACGGAGCATTTTTCACTTAATGAACTTACCGCATCACAGGAAGCGACTAGGCATGGCATCAAAAACACCCCCAGCGCAGCGGTGGTGGAAAACCTTCGTATGCTGGCTGCGCTCCTTGAGCAAGTCCGTACCCTTCTGGGTGACCGTTCTATTCATATATCCTCTGGTTATCGTAGCCTTGCTCTTAATCGCCATATTGGAAGTAATGATACGTCTGCACACGTTCGTGGTTATGCCGCTGATTTTACTTGTCCAGCGTTTGGTAAACCGATTGAAGTGGCAAAGAAAATAGCCGAGAGTAACTTAAAATTTGACCAAATTATATGCGAAGGTGTGTCGCAAAGTAAACCAGAGGGTGTATGGATACACCTAAGCTGTGATCCACAGAACAGACGGCAGGTATTAACAGCACGATTTGAGCATGGGCATACTTACTACACAACGGGTATCACATGAACTTTAACAGCATAGGTGGAAGGCGGTTTGCTTTTGCAGTAGGGCTAACCTTACTGTCTGCTGCGCTGTTGTATGTGGGTAAGCTAACGAGTGGTGACTTTACCAGCATTGTCAATTTTAATGTGATTGCATTAGTAGCAGGACACACCGCAGACAACTTTGCGAAAGGTAAGAAAAATGCCGATACTACCGCTTAATGTTAAACTACTGCTCATAGCTGGTGCAGTCTTTGTAGCGTTCTGTACTGGTTGGACTGTG